ATTTTCTTTCGGATACCAAAAAACTTAAAAATACAATAACTAAAGTTAATTCTCTTAAAGATAAATTAACAACAAAAATTAAATCACATTCAAAAGAAAAAAAATTCTTTTTAGAGAATGATTCATGTCCAACGTGTGGTCAAAGTATTCAAGAACATTTTAAACAAGAAAAAATTCAAATTCTCACAGATAAACTTGTAGAGGTTGAAAAAGGTGTAATTGACTTGGGAAACCAACTTTCTAATCTTCAAGCGCAAGAGAATTCTTTTGTTCTTTTGATTGATGAAATAAACGAAATCAATCAACAAAACAAATATTTAAAAAATGAAATTAACTCACTTCATAAACGAATTGAGGAACTGGACAACGACATCAGGAAACTGCAGAATAAAGATGTCAATCAACGAGAACAGTTTTCAATTCTTAAATCACTCAGTGAGAACAGCCAACAAATTCAAAAAACAATATCAGAAACCAGAGAAGAAAAAGACTGCCTCCTTACAGCAACCCAATTACTCAAAGATTCCGGTATTAAAACAAGGATTATCAAAAAATATCTCCCAACCATGAATAAGTTAATCAACGATTACTTAGACAAAATGGAATTTTCTGCAAGTTTTACACTCAATGAAAACTTTGAAGAAATCATTAAATCAAGATATAGAGACGAGTTTAGTTACGAATCTTTTTCCGAAGGAGAAAAAGCAAGAATTGATATTTCTTTATTATTAACTTGGAGAGCAGTTGCCAAACTCAAAAATAGTGTAGATACTAATTTACTTATTCTTGATGAAATATTTGATGGTTCTCTTGATCAAAATGGAAACTCGGATTTAGGATGGATATTAAAAACATTCGATGACAAAACAAATGTGTTTGTTATTTCGCATCGAGAAAATATAGCAGAAAAGTTTGATAGGTGCCTCAAGTTCGATAAATATAAAAACTATTCTTATGTAACGGAAGAAATAGAAGAATAACTAAAAGGAGTTGACAAGTTCAACTCCTTTGTTGTACTATTGAATAATAGAGTAAAAAAAATATGTATCAAAGAAATACACTTGTTCAACTTATCAATGGCAAAAAGTTTTTAATAAATTGTGACATAGAAGAATTTTGGGGTGATGAAAATGGAGGAAAGTATGTACAGTGTTACTTAGGAAAACTTTTTGATGATTTTGATACATGCCTTGACTATTGTGCATCAAAGTGTTATAATGAACAAATAGAAAAAATATTGGAGGAATTATAGAATGGTTTGGAAATATGGTAATAGCGATGAATCTAAAACTCAGTTCAAATATAGTGAAGATATAATTTTAAAAGACATAGAAGAATATGTCAACGGAACTTATAGTAGTCATTATGCAGGTAATAATGAAAATCAACATAATATTCAAACGATTGATTTGTTATCGGCAAAGAATCTCGCTTCCAATTTCTGTCAGGCAAATATTATTAAATATTCTTCGAGGTATGGTGACAAAAAAGGTAAAAATAAAATTGACTTGCTAAAAGTTATTCACTATGCTATGCTATTACTACACTTTGATAAACATTATGAACAGGAGAACAAATAATGACAACTGTAAATCTTTCAGTAGCAACTTTACAAATACTCAAAAATTTTGCGACTATTAATCAGTCAATAGTAATTAATAAAGGTAATACTCTTAGAACTATTAGTAATGCTGAAAATATTTTGGCAATAGCAATTGTGGAAGAAAAGTTTCCAAGAAATTTTGCCATCTATGATTTAAATCAGTTTATTGCCGGACTATCTTTGTTTACCGAACCTTCTTTGGTATTTGATAATGAAGATTATGTAACTATCAAAAACAATAGAAGTCGAGTGAAGTATTATTTTTCAGATCCAGAGATTACTCTTAAAACAGCACCAAATAAAAAAGTAAACTATCCCGGTTCCGATATTCAATTTGCTTTGTCTACTGATGATATTAGTTCTATTCAAAAAGCAAGAAGTATTTACAATATTCCTGATTTGACTATTACTACTAAAGAAGAGATTGTTTTATCTGTTCGTGATAATGAAAGCGAAACTTCCAATACTTACGATTTAATTGTTTCTGGAACATTTCAAGGAGAACATTCTTTAAATCTCAAAGTAGAAAACATGAGATTATTACAAGGTGATTATAATGTAGGTGTTTCTAAACATTTCATTACCGAATGGAAACATTTTAATCGTGACTTGACTTATTATATTGCTATGGAGCCTTAATGAAAAATTATCTGTGGACAGAAGAAAATCGCCCTCATACAATAGAAGATTGCATTCTTCCTACATCTATTAAAAAAGTATTCCAAGGATTCTTAGAACAGAAGGAGATATCTAATCTTCTTTTGTTCGGACCTCCAGGCGTTGGTAAAACAACTATTGCCAAAGCATTATGCGAAGAACTTAATTTGAGTTACATCATTATTAATGGTTCGGATGAAGGGAGATTTCTTGATACTATTAGAAATCGTGTAAAAACTTTTGCTACTACCAAGTCATTGGTAAGTGGCGGAAAACACAAAGTAGTTATTATTGACGAAGCAGATAATACCACTCACGATGTTCAATTGTCGTTGAGAGCATTTATCGAAGAGTATCATTCTAATTGTAGATTTATCTTCACTTGTAACTTCATCAATAAAATAATTGATGCTTTACATTCTCGTTGTACCGTTGTTGATTTTAAAATAAAAAAAGCAGAAGAGAAAAAACTACAAGCATTGTTTTTTGAACGCTTACAGGGCATTTTAACCGCCAATGGAGTCACATTTGAAGACAAGGTACTTGTTAAACTTATTCAAAGATATTATCCTGATTGGAGAAGATTATTGAATGAGGCACAAAGACATTCTGCTGGTGGTTCTCTTGATAGTGCAGTGCTTTGTGATATTGCTGATGTGAATACAGATCAGTTAATGAAAGCAATGAAAAATAAAGAATATAATGTTGTTCGTAAATGGGTTGTTGACAATTTGGATAGTGATGCAAATATTATCATTCGTAAAATATACAACTCATTGACGGAAGTATTAGAACCCGTTACTATTCCTCCTGCTGTTTTGGTACTTGCTAAGTATCAATATCAAATTGCTTTTGTGGCAGATCAAGAAATAAATATGCTCGCTTGTTTAACTGAGTTGATGATAGAATGTAAATGGAAATAAATTGGAGGTATTTATTATGTTAAATTGGAATCTTTTTAATTTTTCTCAAATATTTGGTGTTGTTAAATCTACGGATGGTATTAAAAAACCTCAAACTAGACCACTAAGAGCAGAAATACAAGAATTGGCAATTGCAAAATATAGTGGTGGGCAACTTAATTATGTTGGTTCTTATGAAATTGGTAAAGATTTCATTGGAATTGATGATTTATCTTATGAGTCAAAAGCAATGGATGGTTTATTTTTAAAGACAAAACCATATACTAAAGAAATCACTTTGAAAAATTTTCAAGGAAAAAATTTAGGATTGCCTGAAAAAACTTTTGATTATATGTTTCTTTGGGATACTAAAAATTATACAGTTGGAATTTGTTCTTGGAAATCGTGTATGAAAAATGTTAAATTAAAAGATGCTAATATTTCTTTTAGGGTGTATCTTGAAGACATTACATTTTTAGCAAAAAATGTTTTACCGGTAGAAAAAAAAGATTTTGCCGATAAACTTTATACCATTATTGAAGAACTAATATGAAATCATTAAAAACACCTTTGAGATGGCCTGGTGGAAAATCTCGTGCCACAAAATTTTTACTTCCTAAATTTCCTAAAAATATCAAAGAATACATAGAACCATTTCTTGGTGGCGGAAGTGTTGCTATTGCTTTTTCAAAAGAAAATCCAAGTGTTCCTATATGGGTAAATGATATGTATGAACCACTTATAAACTTTTGGGTTTATTTGCAAAAAGAAGCACAAGAACTTTCTGATTGTCTTATTGATATTAAAAAAGAATATGATGCACCAGAAAAAGCAAAAAAATTATTTTTGGAATCTAAAGAAAGAATAAATGACGAACATACTCATGATTTGGAAAGAGCAATCGCTTTTTATATTGTAAACAAATGTTCTTTTAGTGGATTAACCGAAAGTTCTTCTTTTTCTGCACAAGCAAGTATTAGTAATTTTAGTATGAATGGAATTAAAAAACTTTCATTATATCAACCAATAATTAAAGATTGGAAAATTACTTGCAGTCCTTATTGGAATATAGTTTCTAGTAATATTGAATTTGAAACATTTTGGTTTTTTGATCCTCCATACGACATCAAAGATAATCTTTATGGTAAAAATGGAAGTATGCATAAAACTTTTAATCATCATGCTTTTTATCTTTGGGTTTCTAATATTCATTATGATAATTGGATGATTACTTACAATACTAACGAAGAATTGGTGAAGTGGTATAATGAATATTATCAAGAACAGTGGGATTTAACATATACCATGAGATCCACTGGTGAATATATGAATAAGCAAAAGAATAGAAAAGAATTATTGATTTTAAATTATGACAAACCCATCTCTAAATGATTATTTGAAGTCAATCAATCAAACTAAAAAATCAGTTATGGTTGATGAAGAATCCGAAAAGGCATATCCTCCTTTTATTGTTAATAAATGTCTTGCTGGTTTTCATGATACTATTTTCTTCGCAAACGAAATGAACATATATTCACATTTGGATAAACGTATGCAATATGACTTTTTTATAAATAGTATCAATCCTCGTAAGCGTTACACGCCTTGGATTAAAAAGACTTCTATAGAATATCTTGATGCGATAAAAGAGTATTATGATTATAATGATGATAAGGCTCTACAAGCAATGAGAATTTTATCTAAAGAACAATTAGAACACATTAAAAAACTTGTAGACAAAGGTGGAAGAAAATGACTTCTGAAATTGAAATTGAATGGAAACAGTCTGATATGGTTGAGGTTGTCTTTAACCAACCCGATGACTTTCTTAAAATAAGAGAAACTTTAACACGTATTGGTGTAGCATCAAGAAAAAATAAAACATTATACCAATCTTGCCATATATTACATAAACAAGGAAAATATTTTATTGTTCA